CCCGCCACTTCTGAAACAATTCCAGCGGTTCGCTGCACAACACCGTGTGACGAACCTGCTTTAGCCTTTTCCTGTTTAAGATTCACATGATCAACACCAGCAGTCACTTTCTCGGGATCAGTAAATGCGGGAGTCAAAGCCAGTCCAGTCGGAACAGTAACACGAATGTTACTAGCTGTAACCCATACAATACCATCCACCTCAGCTAAACCTGTCAATGGTGAATATACAGAAATAAATACTTGACCCAGTCCACCAAAACCGGATTGCATATCAATATGTGATAAATTAATATTATAAGGAATAGTCAATTCAGCAGCAGTATCAGTATTAATATCTAAAAATACACGTTTATAACCAGTCACTCCACCAAAATGCAGTTGTTGACTTGGTGTATTACCTAACATCTTTTGGAGAGGATTAAACCATAAAATTAACATTCCTGCATTAAAAGGCTGCGCATTAACCTGCACCTTAATAGTGAAGTCAGCCCGTAAATATCTAAATCCCTGTAACTTTTCAAATATCATAGGCTGTGCTATCCAGTCACCAGGCAATGCCACAGTGGCAACTGTCGCCCCTGCAGCTGCAGTTTGATTCAATTGAAATCTATATATTGGAATTGGTCTCGAAAGAAACCCTACTACTGAATTCTCTAATTTATCATCAATATTTTCTTTAAGTTCTACCGGTGCCAAATCTGAGAAAGTTTCTTTTGCAATATCACCCGCCTCATGGAAAGTCACAGTTTCTTTTTGTTCAACAATAAGGGTAGGCTCATTAAGAGCCAAAGTTGTATTTTCTTCATTTGTAAGCTAAATTCTTTGAGATGGAGACAGCTCATTCTTCCACCTCTGCACGCCGGAGCAGTAGCCTATATATTTTAAGTGAGCACACACTGATCAATAGAACTAAATAATTCTCTCACTGGTTTTATTATTGCTATCTAACAAACCACCTCAGCAGGATTTGCTGCTGTATAACTAACGGCGATATTTACACAGCCCCGATCACGAGGTTTTAAGTATCACGCGAACAGAGTCCATTTCGGCAACCATAATGTTTGCGCACTTTTTGGCGGACTAACTAAATAGTACATAACGCCTTTAATACCCATGGACAATGACCGCGTGACACGTATACGCGAGTTTAACGACTTCGCTTGTCTAATAATAACATTACAACATGTCAATTCTATTTAACATCAACACCTTGTATTCTCCGTATGTCATGCGCACACACGGAGTCTTCTCCGCAATGCGCGCCCTTGCTCTCTCCAATATACATGAATTTACATTGAATACGGATTCCGGATGCAGACTCAGCTCCTCGAACGTGCTTGTCATCACTTGAGCACACAGCTCCCAATCATCCTGATGACCACGTATCCACTTCGGCGTCTCCATGATGACATCCAATGCCAGAGGAGCCACGTATCGAGCTTCCTCCACATCAAATCGGAACCCACGCTTTAAAAAATTAATATCATCAATCTTACGAAAGCCCATATCAAACTCTGATTTGAGCTCATTAGTATAGGTCATACCAAATAGAGCAAATGCTTCGGTCAATGCGTTTCCGTTTAACCAACCAGAAACTTCAGGTCGGATCGACCAGATGTCATCGTCACCATAACACAGAAATACAACATCACGTCTATAATCTGCCATGGTGACACGAAGACCAGCATTACGCGCTACATTAAGGTATGCCAAACGAGCGGCAATTAAATGAGCAATTGAATTCAAAACTGTAGTGATCGGGCAGCCGGAAGGGTTAGAATGGTCCCATGCATAGCATCGGTCACCATAAACATGTACAGAATATACAATTTCACTCCACATCGCACGGCGTATGGTGTTGGCAGCTGGATCTGAATCACCATAAAAGTCTTCAATAACGTCAAACGCGGCCCACAATAAAGCAGCACTCAACGATCCGTCATAATTTGTAAAATCGCCCGCCAAACACTGATTGCCCTGCGATTTCATTCTTTCTGCAATAATAGTCCATTCAAAATTATATACATTTACGCCAACGGCTATTTCATTATCGACACGATTCTTCACCGTATGTGCTATCAAAGACATAAAATACTGACGAAACAACACCGTAAATACCTGACACGTAACTGAAAACAATCGTGTCTTTCCAGCTTCTACCTTTGCTATAGGTCGACGTTCATCCTTCAACGCATCCTCCCACACCACACCGGGACGTTTGCCTCGGCACATGCGCTCCAGATACTTTTCACGTCTCTGAATTATATCCGGATGGTAGAACACATATCGTTCACCATCTCTAAAATATCTACGTTTACCGCCGCCACCTTTGGGCCACGTGGGGCCACTGGCTGTCGCAGTATTTAATGGTGGATATAGTGGATCTCCAACAACACCTTCTATGGCCTCTTGCCATGTGAGCACTCGAGGCTCGGTTGGAACACCACCACAAATCAATTGGGACACGTCATTTTTACACATGTCCAAGTCAGCCATCTCGATCAGCGGATTCTGATTCAGCACCTTCAACTGTGCCCGAGACAATGGATCAATACACACTCCATCTCGTTCAAAAGATCGCAAGTGTGCCGGTCGTGTTAATGGCTCTGGTAATTCCTCAGCAATCGGAGAAAGACGAATCTTTGACCGCATACTTGCACCGTAGCGCTCACGAGTTCTACCAAGCTCATTATGTTTACCTTCCATGACCCGATTCATCCACATCTGATCACCACCGCCCACGATCACGTCGTCATCTACACCTTCCTGATCTGGGGCTGCAATTAGTGAATCGTCTCGTCTGATCTTCATCGTCTTGACATACTCTGTCAACACCTCGATTGTCAACGGCTGCGCAACAGCTGGAAACTTTTCACCAGGGATTCCTCCGACATGGAATCCTATTATTTTACGTATCAATGACGTGTCATGAATTAATAATGGGGATCCACAATCGCCAACATTCGTATCAGCTCCATACCTATAATATTTCCTCATACGAGGTACTAATTCACCATCTATAGTAGCAGCATACAAACCATCCTCCATCCGAACATCCGATGATTTAATAGTCATTACATGTTTATCATTCATAGTATATACAGACACTTTAGTATGAGGACGAATACGATTCATGTCCTCTTTAGTAGCAATATACTTCGTTATATCACGCTGCTGCGGAACCTGCACCGGGAACTCAATGACCATCATGTCTCGCAATGCATTAGCACCCTCCTGTGGAAAATGATAGAACATCTCTTTTTGTTTCATGATGTAACCATCTGGATGGGTCGCATTGGCAATCTTCCACCTCGAATTAGGTCCATACACTTTAAACGCACGGAGTAAATGTCTATTAGCAACAGCAATTTTTCCAAATACAAACATCACATTCAGTGCTGGTCGCCAAACACAATTGTGTTCATCATATGAGTACAATCTATATACATTTCGAAATATGGATTGACCAATTTCTGTGGAATTTGAATCCGTATGAGCTTCATCCTGCCCTCTACGTTTTTCCGAAATCATCTCATCCCACGCTTTTGTGGCCTCCACTTGTTTATTCTTCTCGTATTCGTACCACTCGACTATTTCCTCCTTTGCTTCTGCAGAGTCAAGATGATTACATCCGGAGAGCCAATCTATACTATCCTTCAACATCTCTTCCACCTGATTAACTAAAACATCTATTGTGATATCTGGTCCGTACACCTCATCTGCACAACGCAATATGGCTACAAACTTTCTATCCGCACACTGGACACAATGCCCATTCCAAAATTCATCTCCACCTAATTTCACATCGCGTAGGTGTGCTTCTAATCTACCTATAGTGACACCTTTATCAGTATGAGAATACGCCTCATCACTACCTAACAATTTATTACTTATGAACAATTCACATGACCGTTTTATCAACGCTTTCGCATTGAAATCACTTTTCTGAGTTAACTGCCACTCTCTATACATATACCACGCAAGAGATCCAACTGCACCAAGAATCACCGTTAGCAGCCCCGCCACCTTCAACCACTTCCAATATGAAGCATTGCCATTGACGGCCTGCTCTGCTTCAGCGACACGGTTGGCCAACTCGTGATCTCCATAACGTCTATCAATCTCATCACAAAGAGCACTCGTGACATCGATGGGATTGATGCCAGCACGCCGGCCACATTTACACCATTCAACCACTATACCCCGAGTTTCGCACAAAGCCTGAATCTCCATCATAGTGTTAACATCTAATTTCTGAAACATCTCTAAATATATCATCCTAGAAACAATATCTACAGCTTGATCGTAATTTCCTTTTATTTTAATACATTCTGCTGGTATGTGAGCTCTCCACTGTCCATCATCCAAGCATCTATCCGTAACATCAACTAACTTAATATTATTCATAAATGTCTGCACACCATTCACATGATATATTCCTTTACAATAACTCTCAGTCGCGAACAATGTACACGTCTTTTCACTTGGCATTAATCTGTCCTTGAACGGCCACCAAAATTGATCAACACCGCCCGTTACAGACTCTGAATTTACATCACGTATTATCTTCCTCTGTATAGCTTTAGCCATGTGAAATGGTTTTGCCTCCTCAATCTTGACGAACTTTTGCTTTTGTTTATTTACAGCGTCTACTACACACTCGATCATCTCCTCATAAGTGAGTAGTTCTGACTCGACTACGGCAGGCTCAGTGTCAGACAACGGATCTAAGCGCTGATACATTGTAAATGACGTCACATTTTCCGGATTAGCCTCCATAGCAGTAGCGACCTTGGCACCATCCAATGTCTCGATCGCGTGGCCGCCAATAACTTTCGTGATTGCAAAATCTTTCCGAGGGTGAACACGGAATTGCAAAGTTATTCGATTAGTGACCGCCTCCGGATTGGTAAAACTTTCGAAATTGTAATTTTTCCGATTAGATGTCCAAATAACAACCTCCGAATTAAAATATGTATTACCCTTGTCTGACAAATGGGCCATATTCAAAGGAAATGGTGCATTATTTGCCATGAATATTGCATCCATAGCTTCTTGTACAGGTTTTCCTGGTACATCCTTGAGCACTCCGTAATCATCCACTATAGTGATTCGCTTTGCATCATTATATGCATTCCAGAATCCATCACCACTAGGTCGATACCAATACACATTATCAATGAGACTGGTCGGTGACGTGAATCCCATATGCACCAACAAATCAGCACACACTGGATCTATCATAGTAGACTTACCACATCCCGTATTACCTACGAAGTGAATCAACGCTGGAGTGGGACGGGCACGAATGTGAGTAGCACCACCTTGTGACACCTTATCGCGCATCCTGAGGAATATCGCCCAGTATTTGTTGAATCTATCAGTATCAGATCTTTTCATACCGCACCGCTGTATATCTTTTAAAATTTCATCTCCACGAATCGCCAATGTGTCCATCTGAGCCGATAACAATTTATCCGTTAAACACCTCGAATCAAAATTTACCTTCACTAATGATGCAACTTCATCACACCACGCATTCATGCAGTGATATTCGTCCAACATGTCCTCAGGAACACCGTAAACGTACCGGGCAATCAAATCCTTGAAAACCTCGGCGAACTTCTCTCCGTATGTTATCGATGCATCTACAGTACGCATACAATTACCGAGACGAGAAAATCTATTTATATACGTGTCGTATACTTTACTTGTGGGCATGGCGCCCGTTGCAAGGGCACACATTGACAATAAAACAACCGGTCCGAAAATAGATGTACCAGCTGACAAATTGATCTCATCAAAACCAACCTGATCAATTCCCCTAGCTGCGACACCCGATCCATCTATAGCCTTCTTTATTAAACGTGATATTTCGTCTACAAGAGCTGGAGTCAGCGGTAACGACATCAAAAATTGAGCTATGTGTATAGCAGATGTGGTCTTTGAATTGCTCTTCCACAATCCCGACACCAATAAAGAGACGGCAGTGAAAAACTTCATCCACATCACACTCTTATCGCACACAATAGTCTCACCAATTGCGCGTATTTTCTCTTCTATTTTGGACGTGAAATCATGGACCACATCATGCGACATGTTAACTTGATCCTCTCCAACTGTATCGTCTGAATCGTAATCCAAACTCGAGGAACGGAGGAATATTTTCTTTCCACATTCAATTGCACGCACATTAATCAACATTTTCATCACCTTCCAATGTCTGTGCCACAACATCGCAACACGAAGTACTTTAGACCAACCACAATACCATGATTGCATCATATTTGTATACGTGTCCCAATCACGACACACGCGCCGCAATTCTGTACGTTTTAAATGCAAAAGGGGTATATCTACATGCCATCGCCCCTTCTGTCGCATCCAGTAACTACCATACGTAACATATGGACGACCATTGCTTGCCATATCTCTACCTACTATGACAATGGGTCTTACTCTTTTCTCACAAGGTCCACGTTTTCGTAGACTGTTGTGCGATAAACCTCCTGTCCATGAGGGCCTGAGATCCTTAACCTCCTGGACTGCTGCAACGGAATAGCCCGTCTGATACCTTCCAACATAGGGACCAATGGGCTCATCGGGTTTAGGGTCTGTTGTAATGTTTCTACCCGATAATGCAATGCCTCCATGAGCGTTATCTTGAATCTCGTCCAAAAATTGAGATGGGCGACCTCGTGCGCCACTCGATCGACGCAACTCATCAACATCCCCACTAGAAATGTAATTAATCGATCCATTAATAGCTTCGGATTCAGTCTTTATAATGGTCATAAGTGTTGAAATATATGACTTCCCGACTGAATTGCGAGGAAGAACTTCCACGTATGGATCATTCATAGGCCCAAAGGGGTATTCTTCTAATTTTGCAAGCGCATCCTTCTCTCTATTAATTTTGTTTTCGAGTATTTGTCCGTAACGTTGGCGACACCATTTGTCACGGTGAACTTCTTTGAGTTCTAAAGTTCGGTTATTGTGTGATAACATTGTCTTGTTTTCCATTGCGTTGTTTATTATAAATTCACTTGGTATCATTAAAAAGAGTATTTGAATTGAGTTATTTCACTTTGGTTTTTAAAATCACAAAAGTTGAGTTTAATATAAGATCACTTGTTGAGTATTAAAAATCGCAGAAAGTTTGGGTGAACGCTTTGTTTGGGTATAACAAAAACTTGATGACGGCTAGTTAGGCCAGTACCTACCACGGGTTGATATTACAACTTAGTCCTAATATATTAATCGACCTAAAGGACTGGTCTTATCACGTCTTTCCGCAATGCCAGTCACGAAGACTATATCTTCAATCATGTGTAAATCATACATGTTCCTAATTATGTCACATAAGCGCACTGGGTGTTCAAGCCAGCTTCCCACTTAATACATTTAAGCACGGCGTGTTCTCTCATGGTGGGATCCCACCGCATAGTCTATAACCCTCAGGTTACACGGCTTATATGGGCACTGTTCCAACTAGAAACCAGCGTTACGCAAGCAGATAATACTCGAAATCCATAAGATATCTTTCTAGTCTCTGTCAATACGTCCCTTTACCACCGAGACTGTTGGCTCTTGTTATTTCAAGAGTATACCATGATGACCGATATTATGCACCATAAAATTTCCATGTATAATAAATCACTAACAGTACATACAGACCTCAAAAATAATGTAACGTACCTATGGGCCACACCCGGAAGTCAGCAAGCTAATGCCCCCCTCAAGCCCCGAAGAACGCGGTTTACCCGACCACGCCCTCTTAATGTGGCGAAATAAATAGTAATATTTTTGGTATTTTGTTATTTCGTGGTTCATTCTAAAATTTGTGAAATCACCCTCTGAATAAAAATATATTTAATTACCCTGTAGGCAATTGAATCGAATAAATTAAATATAAATATAAATATATATACATACTATATACATGGAATGTAAAGAAGTATCTTTGTTTGATAAACCAATTATGGTAAAAACTCATACGAGTAGTTTATAAACCTCAAGTAGGTGTTGAAAATCAGATCCAAAGAAACAGATCATAAACCCAAAGTAGGTGTTGAAACATCTAAATAAGAAAGAAACACGATTATCGTACATGTCTTACGTTCAAAGCCGCCCCCCGGGG